TGTAGAACTCCAGCTTGGCGATGCCGACCGCCACCGAGTACACCTTCACGCCTCGGCGCAGCTTCTTGCCACCCTGGCTGACGTCCACGGCCGTTGGCGTGCCGATCAAGGCGGCCCCTCGGGCCACACCCTTGACCGCCATTACCCTCGCATCACGCCGGGACCGCACGAAGGCATAAGCCTCTTGCGTAGCAAAGCCGGTGTCGAGCGCGAACCGGGCCAAGGGCATGGCAGCGCCCGAGGCATGGGTCCAGGTCTCGCCCAGCATGTCGCCCAGGCGGGTCCAGACCGCATCGCGCGAGGTGTCACCCATCAGCACCCGGTGCTCGACCAACCAGGACTCCTTGCCCCGACCGAAGGCCCAGACGGAGGCCTCGATCCGGTCCTTCTGGACGTCCGCTCCGCCCACCAGCAGCAGTCCGCCTCGAGGCACCGTGCCGACGGAATAGTCCTCCCGTCGCTCGATCAGGCGCTGCCAATCCGGTGCTTCGCCTTCCTCGACCCATGTCTCCCCAAGCTCGGTGTTCTTGAACGTCTTGATGGCCGAGGCCGATCCCGACTCCTTGCTGACGGCTGCCTCCCACGCGGTGGCGATGTCACGCCAACCGCGCCATCCGACCGGGCTGTAGAGAGACGACAGATGGAAACCGGCAGTCTTCCCGTTCCCATCGGGGAACATGGCTCGCCACTCGCCGTGCTCCAACATCCAGGACTTGTGGTGCTCGGCGATCGCCGTGTCGCATGACTCGCACACGTAGGCCGCCGTCTCGGGCACGCCCTTGTCCCAGCGCAGTTGCTCGAACCGCAGCCATTGCCGATGACTGCAGTGCGGGCACGGCACGAAGTAGCGCCGCTGGTCACTTGCGTCGTACTCCCGCTCGATGGCGCTCGCCCCCGAGATGGTCGGGGTGGAGACGATGAAGATCTTGCGGCGCGCGAAGGTGCGCGTCCGCGCCTCGGCCAGCGAAATCGCGTCGCCTTCGCCCTCGACGTCCAGCGGATATCCGTCGACCTCGTCCAGGAACAGGTAGCGAACCGGCATCGAGCGCAAGCCCACCGCGCTGTTGGCGCCGGTCATCACCAGCACGCCGCCCCGGAACTCCTTGGCCAGGATGGTGTTGCCGGAGTCGCGGCTGCGCGCCGGGGCAATTAGTTCGGCCAGGACACCGGACTCTTCAATCAGCGGGTCGATCCGCTGCTTGGAGTTGCGCTTGGCCATCTCCACCGTCGGCCACACAGCCATCATCGGACCGGGTGCGTGGTGAATCACGTAGCCGATCCAGTTCGAGCCCATCTCCGTGGCGCCGAGCTGCGCCGCCTTCATGAACACCACGCGTTCGACCGGCGAAGTCGGCGATAGGCAGTCCATGATCGCCTTGAGGTAGGGCGTGCGACTGGTGCGCCAGCGTCCGGGTTCAGCGGACGCCTTGCTTGACAGCATGCGGTGGCGATCGGACCACTCGGATACGGTCAGCAGCGGATCGGGCGTGAGCCCCTCCCGCCAGGCCCGTTCAACCTCGTCGGCGCCTTCGTAGTCGAGATCCATCATCAATCGACCCGCGGGCGCATGTCGCCAAGTTCCTGCAGGTGCTCGCGTACGGCAGCCTCCAGCGCGACGTGCATCGTGTGCGGCTCGACTCCCAGCCTGGCGGCCATCTGGGCAGAGATTCGCGCTGGCCAGTTGAGCCACGCGTCGCGCTCGGCCCGTGCGAGCTTGAACACATGGGCGATCGCTTGCGGGCGATCCACCAGTTCCCCTTTCAAGCGAGCCAGCCGCACCTTGTTGGTCTGCGCCTTCACGACCTCGTTAACGGTGCGCGCCTGAAGCAGCGATGTACCGCCAGCGGGCAGCGCGGGGGCAGCACCACTGTTCGCATCAGCGGCATCCGGCACGGCGACCTTGACCGCCTTGGCGCGCGTGCCTGCTTGTGCTGGCTCGGAGTTGCGCACCCATTCGCTGTCTGCCCGACCGATGTCGATCGTTCCGTCGGGCTCCGGCGTGATGCGACCGGCCCGGATCGCCTTATGGACGGCGGTGTCGGTCACGCCCCGATGTCGGGCGTATGCGCGTATCGAGATGCCCATCGGGATGACCTCTGGTCCCTTCAATCATTTGTTCGTCATTCCTCCGGATTCCGCTTGGCTTTACGCCGAAGCAGCGCGTTCATTCGTTCATCAGCAACCCCATCCAAGGACACAGACATGACCCCGATTGAGCAACTCCTGACCCAGATCGCCCACGAGCACCTCTCCATCGAAACGCTGGAGACGCGTCGCTCGGACAGCCTCGACTTCTACGACGTGGCGGTCTGGTGCGTGCGGGACGCCCTGGAGGCAGCCTTCAACGCCGGCGTCGAACACGCCAAGAGGGCCAAGAAGTCGGCCCCGACCAACGGCTGATCAAGAACCTTCGAAGGCAAGCAGAAAGCGCTTGGCTTCACTCGAGAACAGCGCGTTCATCACGTCACCCCATCAACCACCCTGCAAGGAGCAGCAAATGAGCACGAAGCAACTCACCCCAGCCCAGCACGCCATCCTGGCCTACGCCCTCGAACACAACGCCGGCAAGATCAGCTGGTTCCCGGACAACATCAAAGGCGGCGCACGCAAGAAAGTGCTCGACGGCCTGTTCAATCGCGCCCTGATCACCACGGACGGCACCGACTGGTGCGTTGCAGCCGAGGGCTACGACGCCATGGGGGGCGAGCGTCCCGCACCGACGCCCCTGGTTCCCGACCCCGAGACGGAGGCCGCCGTCGCGGCCGCAGAGGCCACGTGGGCCAAGGACGGGGCCAAGGACGCCACCACTGAGCAGCCCAAGCCGCGCACCCGCGAGAACAGCAAGCAGGCCGAAGTCATCCGGATGCTGCAGCGCGCCGAGGGCGCCACCATCCCGCAGATCTGCGAGGCCACTGGCTGGCAAGCACACACAGTGCGCGGCACCTTTGCGGGCGCCCTGAAGAAGAAACTCGGCCTGACCATCGTCTCGGACAAGCCTCAGGGCGGCGAGCGGGTGTACCGGGTCGCCTGATCACAAAGATCGAAAAAGGGGCCGAGCTGCGCTTGGCTTCTCAATCGAACAGCGCGTTACTACGTGCGTCGCAACGATCAACCCGAAGGAGCACAACATGACCAACACCACGATCCCCGCCAGCCAGAACGAAGCCTGGGGTTTTTGGGGCACGATGGACGAACACGCCAATGCCGCGTGGCCCCTGGCGATGAACGCCGTATCGGACGCCACCGGCCAGCCCCTGGACTCGGTGCGGATCTTCCTCGACAGCCGCCATGGCCGCCACTTCGCCGACGAGGTGCAGAACGGACTGTTCCGTGGCCAGCCCCTGGCCGATGCGATCAACGCCGCCACGCAACAGTGGATGGGCTGGAAGATTGGGCGCCAGACCAGCAAGGACTACGGCATCCCACGCGGTCTGCCTTACCTGACCGGGTTCGTGATTCACTGCGAGATCACCGACGAGTCGCTTGCCGCCTGATCGAACGCCACGCCATCTGCCTCGCGGGTGGCCTGCTGGCCGGTCCAATCCTGCCAGCGGCGCACGATCACATCAGCGTACTTGGGATCGAGTTCAATCAGCCGCGCCAGCCGCCCAGACTTCTCTGCCGCAATCAGCGTCGTGCCGGAGCCGCCGAACGGGTCGAGGACCACGTTGCCGGGGCGACTCGAATTGCGGATCGCGCGCTCGACCAACTCCACCGGCTTCATCGTCGGGTGCAGGTCGTTCTTCTGCGGCTTCTTGATGTTCCAGACATCGCCCTGGTCGCGGTCGCCGCACCAGTGGCGCTGCGCCCCTTCAGGCCATCCGTAGAGGATCGGCTCGTACTGGCGCTGGTAGTCTGCGCGGCCCAGCGTGAAAGTGTTCTTGGCCCAGATGATGAACGTCGACCACTTGCCGCCGGCCGCACGGAATGCGGCCTGCAGCACATCCAGTTCGCTGGACGACATCGCCACGTAGATACCACCCCGGCAATTCGCAACAGTCGGCGTGAGCGCTGCCAGCAGGAAATCGTAGAAGCCGTCGCCCAGGTTGTCGTTCAGGATCGCGCGGTCCTTGCCGCGCATCTTGTCCTTGGCGCTGTTGGCATAGTTCACGTTGTAGGGCGGGTCGGTGAAGACCATGTCCACTGGCTCGCCGTCGAGCACCCTGTCGTAGCTCTCAGCCACGGTGGAGTCGCCGCACAGCAGCCGGTGGCCACCCAGCAACCAGACATCGCCGGGCCGTGACACCGGCGTCTCCACCACGTCAGGGACTGCGTCGTCGTCGGTCTGCCCCTCGCCCTGCGGCTCATCGCCCGCCATCAGTTCGGCCAGCGCGTCGGCATCGAAGCCCGTGAGCGACAGATCGAAGTCGGCGTCCTGCAGGTCAGCCATTTCGATGCGCAGTAGCGCCTCGTCCCAGCCGGCGTTTTCGGCGATCCGGTTGTCCGCGATGATCAGCGCCCGGCGCTGCGTGGGCGTCAGGTGATCGAGGACCACCACTGGCACGGTCGCCATGCCCAGCTTCTGGGCAGCAGCCAGCCGGCCATGACCGGCAACGATGACGCCGTCGCTGCCGGCCAGGATCGGGTTGGTGAATCCGAACTCAGCGATCGACGCGGCGATCTGTGCCACCTGCTCCGGCGAGTGGGTCCGGGCGTTGCGTGCATACGGGATGAGCCGGGTCGTTGGCCACGGCTCGATCTTGTCGGCGAGCCAGGAACTCATTGCCCCGTCTCCCCGACGAGCAGTCGCTGCTTGGTCACTTCCGCAAAGGTCTGGCCGGTGGCCGCGAGCGTGATCTGCGCCTGTGGGTGGTTCTGCAGGAACCGCTGGATCGCCACGTCGACGTACTCCGGCGCAATCTCGATGGCGCGGCAGGTGCGCCCCGAGCGCTCGGCTGCCAGCATCGTGCTGCCACTGCCGCCGAACGGCTCGAACACGATGTCGGCCTGATCTGTGAAGGCCTCAATCACGAACTCAGGCAGTGCCACCGGGAACACGGCCGGGTGATCGATGTCCTGCCCGATCTTCCCCTTGTGCCGCATGACGCGGATCACCGAATCGGGGATGCGGAAGTCCTGCGTCGGCTGGCCAGCGGCCGTCCAGCCGCCGACCTCACCGTCCTTGCCGCGCATCGCCGTCGAGGATCCGTCGGCGCGCAGGTGCGTCTCCTGTCCAGCGAACTTGCAGGGGACGATCTTGTTCGGCTTGCGGCTCTCGCGGTTGAAGTGGAACACGAACTCGAAGCTTGGCGCGAATCGTCCCGACCAGTCACCGGGCATGCCCGGCCCCTGGTCCCATACGTACCAAGCGAAGCGCCGCCAGCCGGCCGTGCGCATCCAGTCGACCCAGGCATTCCAGTACGGGATGAACTCGTTTTCCCGATGGATCAGGCCGAGGTTGACCAGCACCTGTGCGTCGGCAGTCGTCGGCATGTTGGCAAAGACGCCGCGCATGAGCGCGTCCCAGTCGGCGATGCCGCCACTGGTGTACTCCCGCTGGTTGCCATAGGGTGGCGAGGTGAAGCACAGCCGGGCGCGATCGCATCCCATCAACGCGGCGACTACCGACGCATCGGTCGAGTCGCCGCAGATCAAGCGATGCCGTCCGATCGCCCACACGTCACCGACTTGGCTCACCGGAACCTGTGGCGGTTCGGGCACGTCGTCTGCAGCGTCCGCATCGGACTCACTGGACTGCGCGCCGTCGTCCCCGGCCGCACGGGCCAGGAAGGACTCGATCTCGCCATCCTCGAAACCGGTCAAGGCCAGGTCGTAGCCAGACTCGGAGAGTTCCGCCAGTTCCAGCGCCAGCAGTTCCTCGTCCCATCCGGCATCGAGCGCCAGGCGGTTGTCCGAGATCACGTAGGCCCGCTTCTGTGCAGGCGTGAGGTGCGCCAGTTCGATGACCGGGACCTCGGCGAGACCCAGCTTGTGCGCGGCGGCCAGGCGCCCGTGTCCGGCGATGACGCCATTGGCGCCGTCCACCAGCACCGGATTGGTCCACCCGTACTCCACGATGCTTGCCGCGATCTTGGCGATCTGGGCATCGGTGTGGGTCCGCGGGTTCTTGGCGTAAGGGATCAGCGTCTCGACCTTGCGGTAGGTGACGTTGAGGGTGTTCAGGATGTGGTCCTCGAAAAAATGCGGCCCGAGCGGGAAAGGAGTGAACCCACCCGGGCCGCCAGGGGCACTGCAGCGTGAAATGAAAGAGCCCGCCGACGGGGGTGCCGTGGGCGGGCTCGGTGATCGGATCGAGGTGCAAACTGCAAACCGGTGCAAACCTGGGTTTGCAGTCAGACGCTAGGCGAATGCCGCGCTCGCGCCCCCCGCATTGCACTTTCGGGAGGAAGGACCCGTCGCGATCGCGTCGGCCCGCCCGAAGTCAACTCTGTCCAGAAGATAGCTCGAATACTACGGGCAACCGGGGTGTTTTGTTGCACGAGGAAAAGTCGCTCATGCCATCGCACACCATCTGGCTTGCGACTGCTCGCGCCAAAACACGCTAATTCACGACGCACGAGCAACCCCATTGAGCCTGTCGGCCACGAGCTGCAGTGCGCGCTGCCACCGCCGCCATGCCGTCGTTCGATCGCAGGCAAACCGCGTCGAGATGTCGCGCCAGCCGTATCGCTTGGCACGCATCCAGATCAGGTGCCGCTCTTCGACCTCGAGCCAGAGCACCCAGCGCATCGTCTCCAGCATCTGCTCCACCGCCTCGGGGCTCGGAGGGAAGGGTCGGTAGACCGGCTCGTCGGCCGAGAAGAGTTCCCATTGCTGGCGCACGATCGGTGGCCAGGTGTTGAAGTAGCCTTGCACGCGCACGGGCGGCAGACGTCGTCCGGTGGTCGCGGCATCCTCGAAGCGTGCTGCGACGTCCTCGATGGTCCAGAGGGTGGCGGTCCTAGTCACGGCGGCGTCCTCCCACTCCGTACAAGCGCTCGCCGATGCGGCGCACGAACTCGCGCTCGACGAAGTCCAGGCGATCGTCGGACTCGTTGATCACGAGGATGTGTTGCTCGCGCCAGCCCTGCTGCTTGACAGCTTCGAGGTCGGTCGGCTCGGGCTGCAGGCGTCCGAGGGGGCAACGGTAGGAAGGGGTGTGCATCTTCATCTCACACCTCCTGCGTCTCGATCGCCCAATGCAGGATGGCCAGCGCATCGGCTTCGTTGTCGTCACCAGGACGGTGGCCGCGTTGAGTGACCGACGCGATCATCTCGTCCTTGCCGGCGTTGCCTTTGCCGGTCGCGTGCTTCTTGATTGTCCCCACGGGCACGCCCTGGTACGGGATGCCGTGGTGCTCGCACCAGGCCGTGAGGTGCCCCAGGAAGCCGCCGTAGGCGTGCGCGGCATCCACGCCCGCATGCCGACGGACTTCCTCGAAGTACACCGCGTTGATGTGGTCGCAAGCCGTGAGCAGTTCGGCCAGCCAACGCTTGAAGCGCAGGAAGCGCATGCCCCCGCCTTCGAAGCGCTGCGGCTTGAACTGTTCGGTGCCACTGGTGATCGTTCCGTCCGGGTGCAGCAGTGCCCAACCGGTACGGGTGCCCAGATCCAGGGCCAGGATCGTCGTATTCATCTCTTGCTCCATTTCTGGGGCGAGTGACGGATGTGACGGGTTTGCCGGTTATCTCTCTATCGTGTGCGTACGCGCACGCGTAAGGGGTTAATCAGTAGACCTGTCAAATCCGTCACTCGACCCCGCATCAGTCGTCTCGGTAGGGATAGCCGCCCCCGTAAGGCTTCGGACGCAGGCTGATGCCAGCCAGCGCCCGCGCACCCCCGGTCAAGCGGCACTTCTCGAACTTGCGTGTGGCCATGAGTTCAGCGAAGCGCTTGACAGAGCCGACGTACTCGCCGGCACGCTCTGCCCATTCACGCCAGTCGGTGAACAACTCCGACACGCCCTCGCGGTGGCTCTTGGAGAGCAGGCAGCGCTCCTCGATCCACTGACCCAGTGCGTCCTCGGCCTCGAAGTACTCCTCGGTGGCAGACACCACGCACGGCGGCGGCTGCAGCCCGTCGCGCTGCCACGCGAGACAGCCGTCGATCGCCCAGGCCAGGATCCCGTCCCGTTCGGCCAGCAGGCGCTCCGTGAGTTGGCCGTCGCGCTTCTCGGGCGGCACCGTCACCGTGAACGGGATCAGGTGGAGGCGGCGCTTCATGGCTTCGTCCACGTTGCGGATCGATGGCTTGTGGTTGCCAGCGATCACCAACTTGAACTGCGGGAAGTACTCGAAGAAGTCCTGCCGCATGAAGCGCGCCGACACCTTGTCGCCGCCGGTGATGGCCTTGACCTTGGACTCGTTCCAGCGCCGCCCCTGTTCGGTTTCGATCGATGCCACGAAGCGCGCGCCGCGCAGTCCGGCGAGGTCGGTCGGGTGCCGATCGCCGCGTGCCTCCATGAACGTGTCCATCGGCGCGCTGGTGGCGTAGTCCCCCAGGATCGTGGCCAGCGTGTTCACGAACACCGACTTGCCGTTGGCGCCCGTGCCGTAGAGGAAGAACAGCGCGTGCGCGCTGGTGGCGCCGGTCAGGCAGTAGCCGACCATGCGCTGCAGGTAGGCCTGCAAGTCCTGGTCGCCCCCGGTCACGTCGTCGAGGAACGAGCGCCAGCGCGGGCAGTCCCCTCGCGGTGTGGCCGTCGCCAACTTCGTCATCCGATCGGCGCGGTCGTGCAGACGCAGCCGACCGGTGCGCAGATCGACCACCCCGCCCGGCGTGTTCATCGCAAAGAGATCCGCGTCCCACTCCTCGGACGTTGACGAGTGACGACGGTCGGAGCGCGCCAGCCGATCCACGCCGCCCACGGTGCCGCTGGCCAGCAGCTTCGCCGCCAGTCGGTGCGAGTCGACCTTGAGCGCCGCCTCCCGGCAGATGGAGCGGATCAGGTGGTGCGACAGCAGGGTCTCGTCGGGCTGCCAGCGGCTGCCTGTCCACACCAGCCACTTGCCCCACGCCGCGCAGTATCGCCAGTCGTCGGCATAGCGCGAGGTGAAGGCCAGCGCCAAGGCATCGTCCGTCGCCCAGACCGTGGCTTCCTGCGAGCGCGCGGTGTTCAACGGCTTGATGCACATGCGTGGGCCGCAGGCGATGAACCCCTGGATGTCGAACCCTTCGTTGATGGCATCCGCCGCGTCCCAGCCGTCCGGCTTGTCGTCGGGTGGGAGCAACACGTCACAGGACGCGGCGCCCACCGTCAGGAGCGCCTGCGCAGCCGACATGGCGTACTCCCAGCCCGGCTTGTCGCGGTCGGGCCAGACAAGGACGGCCTTGCCCTGCAGCGGAGTCCAGTCGGTCTTGTCGACCGGCGCGTTGGCGCCATGCATGGCCGTGGTCGCCACGACGCCCGCACCGATCAAGGCCTGCGCGCACTTCTCACCTTCGGTCAGGACGACAGTCTCGGCCGCCACCAGTCCGGGCTGATTGAACAGGGGCCGGGGTTCGGGCGGCGCCATCTTGCGGCGCTTGGCATCCCAAGGGCGGAACTCCTTCTTCCGTCCAGGCGGGTCATAGCGATAGACGACCGCAATCAACTGCCCTGCGGCATCGAGATAGTCCCACTTGGCGGTGGCCGGACCGAGGTCATCGACCGGAGCCTCCTTCTTGACCTTGCGGGTCAGCGTCGCCGGGGCGCGGCCGACCAGGTCACCGGCGTACTGCAGGACTTTCGGGAAATCCTGCGTCACGTTCACGCCGAGGTAGGCCGCCAGCAGGTCAAAGATGTCCCCACCATCGCCCGTTGCACGATCGGTCCACAACCCCGCCTTCTCGCCATCGAGTACGACCTCGAGGCTGTCGCCAGGGCTGCCCAGCACGTCGCCGATCAGGAACTTGCCCCGGCGTTTCTTGCCGGCCGGGAACAGCGTGAAGAGCACCGACTCCAGGCGCGCCAGCAGATCGCCGCGCACGGCATCGCGCTGTGCGCTGGGATCGATGGATGCGTCGGCAACGTCGTCGTTGAAATCAAGCATCGACGACCTCCCGGCTGCCCGTCTCGGCTGAGGACTGCAGGGACTCCATCCACACCAGCAGCTCGCCCAGCTTGAAGCGCACCAGCTTGCCCACCCGGTAGTGCGGGACATGAAGACGGACGCGCTCCTTGGGATGGGTGAGCAGGTACATCTGCAGGTTCAGGCAGTGCGCCGCCTCACGCGCATCGACCAGACGTTCGCGCAGAACGTCGTTCACAGTAGGGTTCGTCATGCTGCGGCCCTCCAGCACCGGTCCTGCCACGCGCACATGCGGCACTCAAAATGCGTGGGATCGTGGAAGCCGCGCGCCAGCAACTCGCCGGCCTCGGTCGCCGAGATCACCCGCAAGCCGCGATCGGACATGCGCTGCGCCAGCACCGCATCGAATGGCACCAGCTCGGTGTAGATCTCCATGCTGTCGGCGTTGATCGCCGTGAAGATCGCCGGGTGCTCATGCAACTGCAGGTAGGCCTGATAGAGCACGACCTGCGCGTGGTAGATCGGCTTGGCCGCTGCGAGTCGGTTCTTCTCCAACTCGCGCCAGGACTTCGACCCCAGGCACTTGTTCTCCCAGAGTGCCGGATACGCGAAGCCCTCGGGGCCGCCGACGATCACGCCGTCGATGTGACCCTGCAGCCGACCGTCGACAGCGGCGAATCCAAACTGATCGCCGTTGGCCTTGCGGGTGCGCAGATCAAACCCTGCGGCCTGCAGCCACGTGACCATGCAGTCCTCCATCACGTGGCCACGCTCGAAGATGCGCAGGATGCGTCCTTCGGTTTCGCGGCCGGGATCGACCGGCGCTTGGGCGAACTCGTACTGCAGCGCGCGCTCGCAGGCCGCACCCAGACGCGATGCGCCGAGGTACTGACGCGGCGACTGCGCCGAACGCGTCTGCTGCAGGCCCGCGTCCACCAGCGCGGTGATCTGACCGGAGATGCTCGAAGTGGAGTTGAAGTCGATCATGGCTTCGCTCCCTTCGGCTCTTCCCACGGCAGGTCGTCCTCCAGATCGGCGAACGGGTTGGCCATGGGGTCGGGCGTGGGAGCCAAGCCCCGCACCGGCGGGAACTTGGTCTCCTCGTGGTGCTCGACCATCGCGTCGGTGTAGCAGGTGACGATGGCGTCGATGACGAGCAACGCCTGCGCTTCGGAGTAGCTGCCCAGCGGCTTGTCGAAACCGATCTCGCCCGCCGCCTCACCGAAGGACTTGAGGCACTTGCGCATCGCTGCGCGTTCGACATCAGAGGGATCAATCACTGTGACCTCCCTGATGTCCTTGCTGCCGTCCGTCACGCGTACCCAGTTGCCGTACAGCGCGTGGAACGCGTCCTGACACCGGCGAGAACAGAAGACCCAGTCGATCGGGTAACGCTCGGGGCTGCCGATGCCACGACGGTTGTCCGTGTGGCCGTAGCCCCGAGCCTGTCGTTTGCAGACCCAGCATTTCACGCATCCCCCTTACTGCGCCCAGGCCGGTTTGCCCGGCACGGCGGGACGCTGGGCCTGCGGCGCAGCAGTCGGTGCCGTAGCCGGGGATGCCACAGGGGGCGCTGGCGTGTACGCGGCCTGTGCCGGACGCGCGGCAGCGCCAGTAGCGCGGGCGTAGTCCGGGTGGTCCGGCTCGACGGCGATCTTCACCACGTTGCGCAGATCGCCGCGACCGTCCTTCTCGACATCGATGCGGGCGACGAACTCCAGCCCGTCCAGTTCGTGGAAGCCGGAGATGCGCCGTGCGGCGGTCGCTTGGGGCGAGTTGTCCTGCGGACGGATGTTGCGGGCGCTGTTCAGGGCGGCGCGCACGAAGGTGCGGCCCATGTTCCCCCAGGCCGGGCCCTTCGCGCTGTGCAGACCGACGTTGCTCCACATCTTGCGACGGGCGAACTCGCCTTCCAGGATCACGAACTCGCACGACAGGTAGATCGATCCGGTGTCGAAGCTCTGCGTGGCATAGCCACCGCCCCAGCCCTGATTGGGGTCGTCATAGCCACCGGGCTTGATGGTCATGCGCACCTTGGCCACCGTCCCCTTGGGGATCAGGTCGAAGGTCTGTTGCTGTTCGGCGTCGTTGAAATCATTCCAGGCGGACATGGGTTACTCCTTGCTGTTTTTGGGTTGGGTGGCGGCAGCGCACTTCTCGATGAGCGCGCGCAGATTGGGGGGCTCCAGCAGGTCGAGCTGGCCGGAGCGGTCCTTGGCCGGGTAGCCATAGGGATTCATGGTCTGGGTGATGAAGGCGCGGTACGACGAGCCGTCTTCGGCCTTGATCTCAGCGAGCGTCACGACCTCGTCGACGATGCCGGGCAGCTCGGCCGAGGTCTTGGCGCCTTCGATCTGCGGCACGAACACCTTCCTGTTGAAGTCGTCCATGCGCTCGTCGAGGATCGAGACGAACACGACGTGCTTGCCCCGGGCGTGCTGCAAATGCATCAGGGCACCCAGCATCTCGGTGCCAAGCAAGCCGTAGGCGCCGCGGGTGTCAGGCTTGCCGGTGCGCTCGGACATGGCCTGCGGCTGGGCCTTGGACCAGATCAGCGCCAGGCGCGCCAGCACGGTGATGCTGTCGACGAAGTAGCAGTCGTACTTGGCCAGCTGAGCCGGATCCCCGTAGCGCTCGCAGATGTGCTGGTAGTGCGCTTCGGAATACGGCGCCTCCGGCGGCAGCGCTGGATTGGGGCCAGCCAGGAAGACCACCAGGTCACGGAACTCAGGCCAGGTGCTCGGGCGCACACAGTCGCCACGCCAGTCCCTGACCGCGAGGTCGCCGGCTTCGAGATCGACGAACAGCGTCGAGGCCTCCGGCAGCGTCTTGAGTTGCGTGGTTTTGCCGATGCCGCTCTTGCCGAGCAGCACCAGCTTCACGCCCTTCTTCTCGCGCAAGCGCTGGTCAGCGGTAATGATCGGAAGTGTCATCACGCCACCTCTTTCAGCTGATCAACGACGGCCGGATTCCAGAGGATCTGGTAGCCGCTATGGCCGTTGCGGGAGAACGGCATGGCCTCGGCCCACGCCTTGCCGGCGTCGGTGAGTTCCCACTCATCGCGCTCGTTGCGGAACTGGAAGCCCAGGAGTGCGAGGCGCTGGTTGGTGGCCTTGGCCGAAGACCCGGCCAACTTGCCCAGCTGCGTCGGGTTGTGCGAGCAGGTTGGCTCGTTGGCGGCCGGCAGCGCACGGCGCAGCGTCTCGATCACCAGCCCGGTGTTCTCCTGGATGCAGGTGAGCGTGGCCGCCATGGCGATGCCGGCCTTCACGCCCGGCACCTTGGCCACGGCGTCACCGATCAGCAGCAGGGAGGACACGCGGTCCTGGGTCGGTGCCGGCAAGGCGGCGACCGGGGTGCCGGAGTAGGCGCCGGTCTTGCGGATCGAGGGTAGGACCTCGCTGGTGACCCAGCGCTTGAACCGCTTCGCGGCATCCTTCGTGCTGCCGAGGATCAGCGCGTACAGGCCCGACTCGTTGACGAAGCTCGCCAGTTGGACCCGGCCCAGGCTGTCGATGATGTCGCGTTTTGCGACGTCATCCGCATCGACGTGCTTGGCGAGCGCATCGCGCGGATTCGCCAGTTCCAGGGCTGCGCAGACGTCATTGGCGTTGAACCAGGGCTGGGCGGCATCGTCGACCTGCACGCGCAGGGCATGCATCTCGAACTGAAAGGGGATGAGCGTGTTCATGGTTACTCCTTCCAGGCGATGTCAGAGAGGCGATCGGCCCCGAGGGCACCGGCCTTGCGGGCGTTGATGTAGAGCTCGTCCAGTGCGCAGCGGCGGCGGCTGGCGACGGACTGCTCCTCGGATGCCATCTGAATGGCGAATGCCAGTTCGTCGAGCGTGGCCGTGTGCGTCGGCACGATCACCACTTCCTGGCCGGCGCGGTCCCGGTAGCGGATCTGCTCCGGCAGGTGGTCGGCGTAGAACGACGTGATGTGCTTGCGCAGTGCAGAGGTGTTGTTGGTATTCATGGATCAGTCCTCGGAATCGATGGCCAGGTCGTAGGACGCCTTGCCGGGTTTGACGGTGCGGGCAGGCTCGAACTGCTCGCGCAGCGAGGTCGGCCAGTTGGTGAAGCGGGACTCAGGGACGCTGAACTCGATGTCCAGGTAGTCCTCGACCCGGTCGCCGGAATCAGCGATGCGCTGGGCGATGGCCGCGAGCTGCTTCTGGTCCCAGCTCACGCGTTTCGGTGTGTCGACGGCGATACGGACCAGCCCGTCGTTGAAGCGCACGGTGCCGAAGTCCTTGCCGGCCTCGGCACGAGCGGCGCGTTCTTGCTCGGCGTAGCGGCGCTGCATGGCGGCGTGGACCTTGGCCTGCGCCTTCTTGACCCAGTCGACCAGCTGTGCAAGGTTGTGATGGACCTCGCAGAGCTGTGCCGGCGGCAGCGAGGCCAACTGGGCATCCGACATCGCGGACAACTGCTCGGGGAAGATGGTGATTTCGTTCATCGCACCCTCCGATCAGCGAACCGAGCGTTCGGACGTCGAGTCGTGCAGAGCATTGGTCTCGAAGTCGATGACGGCGTCCAGGGGATAGCTCACCCGCTTGGACAACTTCAGGTACTTCGGGCCACGGCCCTCACTGCGCCAGCGCTGCAGAGTCTTGGGACTGATGCCCCAGCGCTGCGCCAGTTCGTTCTCGTTGAGCACCCGACGATCGCCGGGTGAAAGACTGTTGATCGCATCGCGGGGCGACTGCGGATTGGGGGTTGCCGGTGTCGGCATGGAAGCCTCCTATGACGTTGTTGAGGAACAGGTGTCATTGGAGAATTCGGGTGGCGAACATACGAGGGACCGAATGGCGAACCACGCGGAAACTCCTGGTTCGCCAATGCCCCGGGGCCCAGACGCACAAACGGCGAGCACATGGCTCGCCGTCTGGGTGATGTCGGTTCTACCTGCCGATCAGATCGAGAAACCGAGCGCCTTGCGCTGCTCCTGCCAGTCGCGCGGCAATTGGTCGTGCCGCCCGCGAAGAGTCTGTAGGTTGAGGTGACGGGGCTGCTGCCCGTCGAGGATGGATTCGATGATGTCCGGCGCCAGCGTGGTCATCCGCAGCACCTCCGCCACCCAGCCTTGTTCCAGCTTCATGGATCGTGCGAGGTCCGTGATCGTGGCGAACTCCCCCTGATCCAGAAGCTTCTGCCAGTAGAAGGCTTTGCCCAGTGTGCGGATCATGGGAATGTCTTCCCCGCCTGCGCCCAGGACTGACCGTTCGCCTGGGGGCGGAATCATCACCTTGCGATATTGCTTGCGCCGAATCGTCAGCGGCACCATGGTCACGCGCTGCTGACCGGTGACGTAGTTGCGCGCATCGTCGCCGACCTCTATGCGGACGCTGCGCAGCTTCGGATTCACCGGCCGCGCGACCGGCTTGGCGTTGGAGGTCATGCGTAGGCTCCTTCAGTCGGCGCGGACTCCTCGACCAGCGGGTGGCTGGCGATGTCGGCCCCGAGGCCAATCCACCCGTCTTCACGCCAGAGGATGTCCAAGCCGCGCTCATGCAATTGGACGCGCTCGATCATCAAGCGCGTGATCCGCTGTTGCTCCTTCGGAAACAGCTGGTCCCACACTGCGCCAATGCGCTGCATGGCGACGACCACCTGAGCTTCTTCGAGGTTGGCGCCCTTGGGGTGCTTTTGGCATGACCGCCAAGTGGCCACCATTAACTCCGGCGCCCGCAGCGCTTTGTGAATCTGCTCCAGGACGGCCGTTTCGATCTCGGCGGCAGGCAGCGACCCGATGTCGACGGAACCGGGCGCAAGGGTCGCCCCGGCGCTGCGCCGCTTGTGCAGGTACGGAACGTAGTAGCGGTACAGGCGCCCGTTCTTCTTGCGCGTGTAGCTGTGGATCATCAGTTGACCGTCGGGCGCGTGAAGCAGGCCGGCCAACAGCGCGGGATGCTGGGTGATGCCTTCGCGCGGACCGTGCTTGCGACGCTCGACAAAAGCGTGGGCCGCGTCCCAGAGTTTCTGGTCAATGATCGCGTCGTGCTGCCCCGGGTAGCTGGTGCCCTTGTGCTGGATCTCGCCCAGGTAGATTCGGTTGCGCAGCATCTTGAAAAGGTACTGCTGGTCGATCGGCCGACCCTCCCGGAACAGACCGCCCTGTGTCTCCCATGCCTTGGTGGTGCGTCCCTCGATCGCCAACTCGCGCACGATCTCTGCCGCCGACCCATGCTCGGCGTAGCGACGGAAGATATCCCGAACCAGGTCTGCCTCCGGTGTGTTGATCACCAGCTTGCGCTCGACGACGTCGTACCCGAGAGGTGGCATGCCGCCCATCCACATGCCTTTGGCCTTGCTGGCCGCGATCTTGTCGCGGATGCGCTCGCCCGTGACCTCGCGCTCGAACTGCGCGAAGGACAGCAGGATGTTCAAGGTCAGGCGTCCCATCGACGTCGTCGTGTTGAACTGCTGCGTGACCGACACGAAGCTGACCCCGTTGCGGTCGAACACATCTACGAGCTTGGCGAAGTCCGGCAGGCTGCGCGTCAGGCGATCGATCTTGTAGACGACCACGATGTCGACGCGGCCGTCCTCGATGTCCGCCATCAGCCGCTTGAGTGCGGGGCGATCCAGGTTGCCGCCGGAGTAGCCGCCATCGTCGTAGCCGTCCTGCACTGCGGTCCAGCCTTCATGGCGCTGGCTCGACACGAACGCCAACCCGGCGTCGCGCTGCGCTTAGAGGGTGTTGTAGTCCTGGTCCAGCCCCTCGTCGGGGGGCGTGCGGGTGTAGATCGCGCCGCGCTTCCTGGGCGCCAGCGTCGGGGGCGCCGGGGTGTTGGGGTGG